GACAACTTACTACGGCATCAGGGCTTCAACACAACGAGGTCATTATGACACAAAAATACGAAATTAAAAACCGCTTCACTGGCGAGGTTCTTTTCTCTTGCGATATTCCAGAGGGAATGGAGTCAGGAATGATTGCTCGACATGCATTGGAAACGGCTATTGCTGATGGTGCGAATCTTGAGGGTGCGAATCTTTGGGGTGCGAATCTTCGTGGTGCGAATCTTCGGGGTGCGAATCTTTGGGGTGCGAATCTTCGTGGTGCGAATCTTGCGGGTGCGAATCTTCATGGTGCGAATCTTCATGGTGCGAATCTTCGGGGTGCGAATCTTCGTGGTGCGAAAAATGCTCCTTTCATTATTAGCGGATTGCGCTGGACTGTTCATATCAGTGGTACAGGGATGATGCGCATTGGTTGTCAAAATCATTCTGTAGAAGCGTGGAAAAACTTCACTGACGAAGAAATTAAGAGCATGGACAGTGATGCTTTGGAGTTTTGGAGCGAGCACAAAACTATGCTTTTAGTTGCCTGTGACACTAACGTTCATGCTAAAGAAATTGGGGCTTGATATGAATACAAAAACCAATTTGGTCAAATCAGTGTTAGCAGCAAGCATCGTAACGATTGCCACTGCTTATGCTTCATTGCCAAAACAACCGACTGAACCAGTCTATGTAATGGCTCCCTTCACTGTTGATTCAATCGACATCAAAAAAGAACAAGCCACTCTTTTAACTGCAAACGATGAATATTCGCTTGAAGTGGAATACGTTGCAGACTTTTACCCAGATGGCAACGGTGTTGGTCATAACTGGCGTGATGTTGAAGTAAAAGAAATCAAAGACATTCATGTCTTTTCAGAAGATGTTGAAGTTCTAAACGCCTACGTTGATCGTCTCGATGTTGTAGAGATCAAGGACCTCATCGAACAAGAACTAAGAGAGCGCATTTAAGCGCTCAGGGGAACGTCATGTTTGACCCGTGGAAAGAATTTGCCGTTGTAATGTTCTTTGTCTTTATCGGTTTATTTGCAGCTCTGATTGTACTTTACAAGGTGATCTGCCCTGCTGTGTGGAGTGTGTGAGATGACTTCTAAAGACTACTTTGCCCATATTGCAATCAAACACCCTGATCTTTTAGATGGTGCAGTTGAGTACGCATACCAATTCGACCAAATCAATCGTGAAGAATATCGCTACTGGATGGAAAAAGTGAATGCGATTGAAGCACAAAAAACAGAACAGCTTTTAAAAGTTTTAACAGCCTAATGAGAATAAATCTGCGCAATTAATCTTAAATCAAAGGAAATTGTGCAGATATTTGCTCGGAGAATAGAGATGAGTACAACCTCAACAGCCAAACCTAAAAAGAAAAAGAAGAAGAAAAACTCAGTCAAATTTGAGTACTGCTTCTGCTGTAAAGATTTGATGCAAGTTACAAAAGATGGTCAATGCACTGCTTGTTATAGCTACATAGTCATGTAGGAGAATAGAGATGAATGCTCAAGTTAATGAATTACAAGTATTAGAACAAAACGTGATTGTTGCTGCTTTTAATAAAGTTGGCGGCACAGACGAATTATTTGAACATATCGCTCAAGAAGTTCGTTCACACGTTCCAGATGTTACAAGCAAAAAAGGTCGTGATGCAATTGGTTCACTTGCTATGAAAGTAAGTAAATCAAAAACGTTGATCGAGAAATGCGGTAAAGAATTGGTTGCAGAGCAAAAGGCTCAAATCAAACTGATTGATGATGACCGTATTTCTGTTGTGAAGAAATTTGATGCTTTGCGTGACGAGATTCTTGCACCGCGTAATGCATGGGAACAAGCGGAAAAAGATCGTGTGGCGAAGCATGAAAATGCGATTCAAGAAATCAAAGGCTTTGCCAACAATGATTTTTTAATCACTGCTAACTCATCAATGATTGGGGGAGCTATTGCAGCACTCAATGATCAAGCAATTGATTCTTCTTATGAGGAGTATGAAGAACAAGCAAAACTTGCAAAATTTGAAACTCTTGAAAAGTTACGCACTGCCATTGTTGCGCGTGAAAAATATGAAGCTGAACAAGCTGAATTAGAGCGTTTACGCAAAGAGCAACAAGAGCGTGAACAACGTGAGCGTGATGAGCGTATCGCTAAAGAAGCTGCCGATAAAGCACGTATTGAAGCTGAAGCTAAAGCATTAGCTGAACAACGTCGAGTTGAGTGTGAAAAGCAAGAAGCTGAAGAAAAAGCTGAGCGTGAAAAACGTGAGGCTGCTGAACGTGAAGCTCGCCTGCAAGCTGAAAATGAAGCAGCCTTGCTGCGTGAAGAACAATTGAAGCAGCAAGCAATTGAGCGTGAAAAACAAGCTGAAATTGATCGCAAAAATGCAGTTGAGCAAGAACGTTTGCGTATTGAACGTGAGCAAGCAGCTAAAGCAGAAGCTGATCGCAAAGCTGAACAAGAGCGTTTGGCTAACGTTGAACATATGCGCTCTATCAATCAAGCAGCATCGAAAGCTTTGATTGATCTATGTGTTGGTCTTGAAGAATATCAAATCAAGGCAATCATCACAGCTATTGCTAAAAACCAAATTCCTAACGTTTCAATCAAATACTGAGGATTAAAAAATGAATGCACCAGTAAAACACAACGCTAAAGACTTTTTCTCAAAGCCAATGGTTCAGGAAAAGTTGAAAGAACTTGTTGGCAAGAACGCCCCTGCTTTTGCAACGTCTGTATTGCAGATCGTGAACAGCAACTCAATGTTGGTAAATGCCGACCCACAAACTATTTTTAGTGCTGCGTGTATGGCTGCAACGCTGAATCTGCCAATCAATAACAATCTTGGTTTTGCTTATATCGTGCCGTATAACACAGATGTAAAGGATGATAATGGCAATAAAGTTCCATTGCTTGATCAGAATGGAAAGCAGGTTTTTAAGAATGGGTATAAGCAATATCAGAAGAAAGTTGAGGCTCAATTTCAACTCGGTTACAAGGGATTCGTGCAGCTTGCACAGCGTTCTGGTCAGTTTGAGCGTATTGCAGCGGTTCCAGTGTATGAGGGTCAGTTACTTACTGCAAATCCGTTGCTTGGATATGAGTGGAATTGGTCAATCAAGCCGCAAGGTCAGCCGATTGGCTATGTGGCTTTCTTTAAGTTAATTAATGGATTTACTGCTGAACTATATATGACTAGAGCAGAAATCGAAAAACATGCTGGAAATTATAGCCAGTCATTTAAATCAGGTTATGGGGTTTGGAAAGATAATTTTGACGCAATGGCGCTTAAAACAGTCTTGAAGCTGCTTTTATCAAAGCAAGCACCGCTTTCAATTGATATGCAAAAAGCACAAATGGCAGATCAGGCAATCATTCGTGATGTGGACAAAGACGAGTTTGATTACATCGATCATAGCGAATCAATTGCAGATTTAGAAGCACCAAAACCAACGCTGAATGATGCGGACTTTGATGCAGCGCTTGAGCAGTTGAATGCTGGTGCAATTGATAAGGCTTATATCTTGGATGGGTATTCGCTAACAGATGCTCAGCGTGTAGCGGTGGAGGCTCAGTGATGAAACTATTCCGTTGTTCTTCTCTACATAAATTAATTGGTGATGGTCGCTCTAAAGCGGCTGTCATCAGCGACACCGCAAAGTCTGCAATCCGTGACATTGTGAAAGAGGATTTATATGGCTTTCGCTCGTTCACAGGTAATCAGTACACGCAAAAAGGCAATTTGCTTGAAGATTTGGCGATTGAAATGTCAGGCAAGATGCGTTTTCGCAATTACCAAAAACACGTAGGACGTGTTGAGAATGAGCTAATCACTGGTGAGTGTGATGTGCTTGATCTTGAGCGAAAACTCATTATCGACACAAAGGTCACTTGGGATATTGGCACGCATCCTTTCTTTGCAGATGAAGCGATGGAAAAGGTCAAAAAGGCAGGCTATGACGTGCAGATGCAGGGGTACATGTGGCTGTATGACTGTGAAGTGGCAAATATTGATTTTTGGCTATTCCCTTGCCCGCCTGAATTATTAAAAGACTGGGATGACATAGATCAACTGGTTCACTTGGTAGAAAAGATTGATATTCGAGAGCGCAAAACGACTGTGGTTATCGAGCGTGACGAATCGGTTATTCAGAAGATCAAAGACAAGATTCCGCACTGTCAGGAGTATTACGCAAAGCTTTTTGCAGAGCGTAGCAAGGTAAAGGTGGCAGCATGAAAGAATTTAAAATAGGCATGGCTTTTCTTGTAATTTTGGCAATGTTGGTGGTGATGACATGGTGAAAAATATCCCTGATTCTTTGACATTTCCATTCACGGTTTGGATGGCTGAAAACGGATTTTACCCTTGCACTAAAAAGAACTTTCTTGTCATGAAGCGTGGCAATGAAGTTGCAAAAATTTCAATGGTTGAAACAGAGCAAGGCTTCGCAATGAATGATATTTGCCAAAAAAGGTTCTTATCATTCTGCCGTGCTTATTTAAACCGAGACAAAAATTACATTGATCAGTTGCGTATGCGTGGCATGGTAAAAATAAATCAAAACAGTTATCAGATGGTGGCGTGATGGGTGTTGGAAAAATGGTTTATGGAGTGGTTTTAAATGACTGAAATTCAACAAACAAACATTGCGGTGGCTAACTTCATCATTGACGAGTTGTACAAAGAGAAGCCTTTTAATTTGGTTTTGGATGCTGGCGAAACAGGCGCTTTATATCACATTGCGAGTGAGTCACATCACTTGCATAGCGGCTTTGTTCGTAAGCTAGAAGCGACTCTAAGACAGCGTGTGAACAATGGCACTGGTGTAGTTCTTGAAATTAATTGCAATGCTGATTTGTATTATCACGTGCTGAGTAGTTATATCTCGGAGCATCAAAAGCCTAAAAACTGCATCGACCAATTCATCGCAAGCGGTGAATTTGATAAGGCTTTTGAAAGTGTGTTTGGTCTGCCGATAGGCGTGGTTGATAGTTTGGGAGAGATTTCATGAATCTAATTGAGCAATTGGGCGGGTATGAGTACCTGAATGAGTTTTACAAAAAGGCGGTAGCACATGGATTTACTTCGACTGAAATCAAAGAGGAGTTACTCAAATACCGCCGCCAGCACAATATTTTTGAGGTTGGGGATAAGGTTATTAAAACACACCCCAAGAACACTATTTTATGGCCCGTACTTGGTGTCTATAAAAATGGCGGTGTTTGGTTAGACTACAAGGGTTTTTGCTGGAAGCCGCCAAGCGTTCGACACGCGACAGATGCAGAAATAAAAGCAGGTAAAAGATTGGAGGTGAATAATGGGAGCATTTATGGGCACAGTATTAACAGAAAAAGATATTGAAAATGCTATCGAAAATGGCGAAGTAAAACATCTTATCAGGCATATTAAAAACGTTGTGATTCAGAAAGCCTTGATCAAAACTCATGGCAATATCACCAAAGCTGCTGAATTGGTGCGCATGAATCGTGGAACAGTTAGTAAAATTCTTGAACGTGCGGATGGGTGAAGATGCAAATAGATCGAAGAATCCGAGCAACTGAGTTTATGGAGTTGATGTCTATCGGTAGAACTAAGTTTTATCGTATGATTAAAAAAGGTGAAATCCCCCAGCCCATCCGAGTTGATAGCTGGGGTAATTAAAAAAAGAATAAAGCCCTCTAATGAGGGCTTTTGCATTTCGTCAAAATTTAAGAGATGTGGTTGGATAATACGTCAGCAACAGCTTTGCCAATCAACCACTTCTTATCTTTCCAGATTTTTAGCTCTTCATCATTTGAGATAAAAAATAGTTCAAGAATGATGC